ATTCAACCCTGAACCTGCTCACCCTCATCGGCTGATCGGCGGCGGCGGATGGATCTGGGCGAACACCAAAGAAAAAGCCCCGCACCGTGAGGTGCAGGGCTTTGGAAACTGGCTCCCCGGGCCGGAGTTGGCTCCGGTAGGAGAGCGGTAGGGATAGCCATATTTTACAACGCGTTAGAAGAACATTCTAAAGCTCTAAGATTATCGATGTAGCCAAAATGTAGCCAAAGTGTAGCTCAGTTGGCTCCGATCAATTTGCGGATACGATCGACGTTTTTGCCGCGCTCCTTTGCTGCGAGGTATTCCCGCTCCATGCGGTCCAGCAGTGGTTGCGCGATCGGTCCACGCCGGTCGACGAGTTCGGCGCAAACTAGCAGCATCTTCTCGATGCGTTCCAGCGAAATTTCGCCGCTCGGGCTGGAAGCGTTCGCCTTCATCAGCTGCTCGCCTCCATTTCCTGGCACTCGAACTTAGGTCCGCCGTTGTGGCCGATCATGCTGCGCTTCGCCTGTTCCCGGCGCTTGGCATTTTCCTTGCGGGTGACCATCTCGACGTGATCCATTTCCGGCCGCACGCAAAGGCGATTGCGGCAGGCGTGGTCGAGTTCTTTTTTCCCGGGGATATAGCCATGCTCATTGGTCCACATGGCGATGTGAACGGCGACTGTCTGGCCGTCGAGAGACATGCGGGGGTAGCCCTTGCCTCGACCCTTCTTGCCGGAATCAGGGCCGGTCCACTCCCAGCAACCGGCTACCGGATTGATCCGGACCCGGGACATGATCTTGGCGCGGATGCGATCACGACGACTGCTCATCCTCGGCGCCTCCAGGCATCGAAGGCGCTGCGCAGATCCTGCCAGCGGGCGGCTGCGGCCGGGTCGTCGTTCAGCTCGGCGCGCGAGCCGATGTTAAGGATCGATCGGACCTTCGTTGCGGCGCGATCGTCGGTGAGCGGGCGCGCCAGGCCGTGGCACTCCTCGAGGAATTTCTTGAAGGCTGGCTCGGCGCATTTCATCGCGCATTCGGCGGCGTAGTCTTTCGGCTTCTCGCGTTGCGGGGGCGCGTAGCGGCGCAGCTCGGCGACTAGGGCGCGATATCGGCCGGCGAGGGCATCGTAGGTCTGGAGCAACCAGATCAGATCGTAGGGCGCGTTCAAAACCATCTGTCTCCGATCGGCGCGCCATCCGCGATCGTCGCGACGAGGAAATTCCCTTCCTTGCTTGCAGCGATCAGGCAGATCTTGCCTCCATCCGACTGGATACCCCAATCGGATGTTGCGAGCGCGACCCGGTTGCGGATCGCGTCCATGCGCTTCTGCTGCCGCGAGGGCTGCGGATGGTTCATCGGCCGGCCTCTTCACAGCGGGGACGGTTGGCGACTTCAAGCAGCACATCGGCATGGCATGGGGCTCCGGGCCTGCACCAGCAGGCGAGGTTCTTCCCGCGGAGCTCCTTAACATTCTCGGAGACGAAGCGGCGGGTGCGCTCCAGTGCCCCGACATCCGGATCGGCGCCGACGCGCAGTAGGCCGGCAAGCAGCGCCTTGTGGAGGTGGACGCAATAGGCTGCATCGCCATGCTTGCCAACGATGAACGGATTGCCCCACGGGCCGGGCCTGCCGACATGCACGGCTTCGAGGCCGGTGATTGACGTGGAATGCGCCTGCAGGTCGAAGCCCTTGCGGCGAGATAGCTGGAGGCGAACAGGCTTCGTCATTCGTCGGCCTCGCTGCTTTGGATCTCCCTGATGATCTTGACCTTGCGGATTGCGCCGGCGGGGACGCTGCGGCGAGTGGCGGCGAGCTGGCGCGCGTTCCCGGCGTCGCTCGCATCGAGATCGAGCGGGGCGATCTGCGGATCTTCGAAATGGATGCGGAAGGGCAGGAGCTTAGGCATCGAGATGCTCCGTGGTGAAGCCGGCCTCGGCATTGACAGACTCGACGATGAAGAGCGCGATCGCCAGCGCTTCATCGTCGGGACGCTCGTTGTTCACGTCGACGGTGAAGACATCGCAGCCGTGGCAATCAAGCACGACGCCGACATCTGTTTCGGAAAGGCGTAGCGGCAGCTCGACGTTCTGATCGAGGAATGCTGTGCGGATGGTCCGGTGACTGACGGGCTGTGCCTTGGCCGATGCGGCGTTGAATGCTTGGATGGCGGCGCGGTGAGGAGTGCCTATGCTCATCGTTCCGCCTCCCTCGTTTGGGGCGATGGGTCGATGATCTCGCTGGCCGGATAGGTGTGAAGCTCGGCATCCGGCAGCGGTTCGCCGGTGTTGAGATCAACGATCGGGCTGCCTTCCAGGCACTCCGCGTGACAAGGGCCCAGCTCGATGTCGCTGGCGCAGAGGTCGTCCGGCTTGAACGCTTCTTCGCAGACGGGGCAGCGAGGGGTGTCAGTTTCTGTCATGCTGCAGTCCTCACGGTCATGGCGGAAGGGAAGAAAAAGCAACCGCATTCGCAGTTCACGATTGGGTCGCCGTCACGGTCGCTTTTGGTAAAGGTCCCATCTGTGTCCTGATCCATTTCGCAGGTCACGCCCTCTCCGCACGCTGGGCAGTGAACATCCCAGTCGGTCGGGTATGGAGTTGGACGCTCGGAGCAAAAGAACGGCTCACGCATCGGCGTGCCCCGCCGATGCGAGGGCGTGATACCGGGCCAGAAACGCCTTCTTCGCGTCGGCTGGCGAAAGCCCAACGATCTGAATACCAAGCGGAGGCTCCGGCAAAATCCAGTCTTTCGGCCTCGCGCCCATGATCTGCGCCGCTTCGTCAGCCAGAATAGCGTTGTCGGCTCGCTTCACGCTCGGCGGCTCGGCGTAAGGTAGATCGAATGCACCGCATACAGCCGCCATGATGTTGGCTTCCATCTGCTTGTATCCGTCGATGAACCGCTTGGCTGGGCGCACGATGTCTGTGATGTAGGCTTCGGATGCATCATGCAACAGCGCCCACAAGGCGTCCTGTGGCGGGACGTTCTCGCTGACCAGCACGCTGTGTTCTGCAACGGAATAGAAGCGCTGGCAGTGTCCGCCAAAGCGGCACATCATCGAGAGCGCGTGCGCGATGTCTTCAATGAAGATGTCTTCGAGGCGAGCGTCGAGCGGCCAGAACTGTCGACCGGTGACGGTCTGCATCCAGTCGCCGCGCCGGGCATCCGGGCCCATCACTTGCCGCGATGGGGCAGATCCGCTCATGCCCGTGCCTCCAGTGCCCTGACGTGCATGGAGATGCGCGGGACCGAAATCGGGCGGATGTCGTAGCCGCCTGTCTCTCGGGAAGCCCGCGTAAAAACGATCGTGCGGCGACCGTCCTCATGGATGCCGCGATGCTCGGCGGCGCTCCAGCCCCAGCGGCGCTCGGCGACATAGTCTTGCATGACATACTCGGCGACGCCGAAGGCCAGCGCCAGGCGCGGGATCGTCATGCCTGAGAGGTAGCCGGCGCGCACCGCCGGCTCCTTGAGGAGCGCCGTCGAGGTGGAGAGGCCGGCGGGCGGAACGGGATTTCGGACAAGGTTGGCCATTCGGTTTCCTTGGGTCAGCGGCGGGAAGGGGCGAGGAAGAGATCGAACCAGAGTTCCTGCAGGCGCTCGCGGTCGACGCCGTGGGTCGTGGCGATTTCGAGGAAGGTGCGGTCCGAGTTGGCGTAGCAGTCGAGCAGCGCCGAGCGCTCGGCGACGGTGAGATCGTGGCCCCGAAGGGCGGCAACCGGCACGGCGCTGGCGCGCTGGTGGCGCGTTGCGGCATCGTGGCCGACAGGGATGGTGACGAACTGCGGCATCATACCTTCGCATCCGCCGCGAACTGCCATTCCTTGCGGAGGGCCGTACTACCTGCCAGCGCGGCGGACATCAGGAATGCGATCGAGAGCGCGAGGATGGCGCAGGCGAGGAAGAAGCGATCCGGCCGGGCCTGGAGGCGCGCCTTGTTATATCCGGTGAAATGCAGATATGCGGAATGCTTGTGCATGACAGGGTGCTCCGTGCGCAGGCGGCCAGCGGTGAGCGTGGGCCAGGCGGCGATGCGGGTAATCTACGAAGGCTTACGAGAGCGTTGGCTGTGCCGTTGAGAAGCAGCCTCCGGACGCATTGCTGAGCGCTCAGAGGATGGCGGCAAAGCGGTAAGTCCGGAGGGGGCATTCACCCGGTCCAAGGTCAGGCGATCTGCCTCACCGACAGGCGCCGGGCGATGCGGGCCGCATCCCCGTGCAACCGGCTGATCGTTGACTCGGTCCAGCCGCGCTGCACCAAGGTCTCGATACTGACGTTCTGATCGGCGAAGGCAAGTTCGCGCATATCGTCGGCCATCCGCTCCTCAAGAGTGCGGATGCAGTACGGTTGCGCCTCGATTTTGCGGGTTGCGTTTTCGGTCTGGGTGCGAATGCGGATCATGCTGCGGCTCCATCTAATTGCGCCGCAAATATCGCGATAATCGCTATACTGTGTCAAGGGATTTTTAGCGAAAAACGCTAGGTCAGAAAATAGGCTGGCGAATCAATTTATTAAATGTCGCTAAGTGCAGGTTGGCTGACGGTTGTTTCCAGCGGAGAACGCAGCGGAGCAGCCGCTCCGGCTACGGCATCAATCCTCGCGCTGAACCGAGTAAATCACGCGGCCGACGATGCGCACGATGTCGCCGTCACCTCCAGAAAGGTCAATCGGTTCTTGGTGGCGGGGATCGCTTGATTCCGGCAGGAGCCAGAACTTACCACTTTCATCCTTCCACAAAGTCTTCACCGTGGCCTCACGGAGCCCGTCGCTTCGTTCGCGCTCAATGATGTAGCGCTTCCCGACCAGCGGAGACTCTCCGGTCTCGTTGATATCGGTGTAGATGAGAGCGGAACCTTCCGGATACCTCTTGTTCATCGAAGGGCCGGCGGTCTCGGCTCCGTAGAGTGAAAAGTGGCGGTATGCAGGGTCGTCGGGGACGGCCACCTCGTACCAGTCATCTTCATCCCACACGAGGGACTCCGACCATGTGCCGGCTTGCACGCGCTGCGACACCCTCACGATACGGACGTTGCCTCGGTTGGAAATGAAATCGACAGGATCGCAGTGAAGGATCTCTGCCAATCGCTCCATCAGCCCGACCGTGAGTTCGGTTTTGCCGTTCTCCAGCTTGTTATAGTTGGTCAAATGGAGGTGCAGCGCGTCAGCGACTTCCTGCTGAGTCATGCCCTGGGCTTTGCGAAGTTCCTTCAATCTCATCATAGTTCCTATTTTAGCGATTTTCGCTAATCGTTGACACAGCGATTATCGCTAAATCCGGCTTGACAGCTACTTAGCGATTTGCGCTATATGTGATTATGGACCTTAGAACCTGGCGTACCGAAAACGGATTAACTATGAGCGAGGCGGCGACGCTGCTGTCGATCGAGAGCGCGCGCACCTATCAGCGATACGAGACCGGAGAGAATCGGCCAGACGCTCCTTTGGTCGAGCGCATTCGCTCTGTGTCGGGAGGCCTCGTTATGGCCGAGGATCTTCACCGCCAGCGCCTCGAATGGCTGAAATCCAACAAGCCAGAGACTGTGGCTAGTCTGATCGATATGGTCGCGGAGGCGGCCGAATGACGTTCCCCCAGCAAGGCACCGGTCTCCTCCTCCCAGTCGGCGACCTTGCCACCTGGCAGGGACGCGCCCAGGTTCGGCGCGTCCCTGTCTCTGTTTTTCCGTCTGCCTATCCATGCGGCCCTCCTTGATTTGATGGACTGACCGTACGCCGCCCGTGCGCGGCCTTCACGGAATCCTTTCGGTTGATTTTTTCCTTGACCCAAACTCAGGGGTGTTTTCGTGCGTGCAATTTCTAACGAACATGCATCCATCATCAAGGCCGCTACGGCTGCGGCTTACGAGGCGCTCGGCGGCGTTAGCCGGGCAGCCGAGGCGCTCAGCGTTGCTTCCTCGACGCTGACCAAATATGCCTCCACTGGCGAGGAATGGCGCGACAGCTTCATCCGCCTCGATCTTGCCGCCGAACTCGACCGGCGCTGCGATCACCCGTTCCTGCTCACTGCCATGTCGCGGATCGTGAAAGACGAGCGCGTTTCGAGCTTCGGAGCGGTCACCGCCAGCGCGGTCCTGCGCCTCGACGGCGTGCTCGACGATGTCGTGCGCACCGTCGCTCAAGCGATTGAGGATGGCCGCATCGACGCGGCGGAGCGCCAGGCCATCCGCAGTCGCATCGTGGCGGCGAAGCAGGATCTTGCCCGCCTCGAAGCGATGATGATGGACGGGGCGGCGTGATGGACGGCAAGCCCGAAAACCCGACCAAGACAGTGACGGCGATCTGCGCACTGCTGCCCGATGACCCGGAAGCGGCCGTGAGCGTCGTGACGGTCGCCTGTGCCGCGGCGGCGATCACGGCCGGACTGGACGACGAGTCGACCGTCGACGGGCTGCGCGCGGCGCTCGAATCGATGCGCGGGAACGGCCTCGGCGACATTGGTCGCAAGGGGGTGCACTGATGGAGCGCGCCACCCTTTCCCCCGCGTGCTGGACTGACAGCGGGCCGGTCGGGCCGCGCTGCATTGCATTGCTGCGGGGGGTGCGGGCGAGCGGCGACGCATACACGCTCGTCCGCAACGTCGACCGTGATGCCGTGGTGAAGGCGCTCGCCGCCGGCGTCGTCGCCTGGGTCGGCCGTAGCCGTGACGTCGTGCGCCTGACGGCGAGGGGCGCGGAATACCTCGATCGCCTGGCGAGGGTGGAATCACAACGCTCTCCCGCCAGGTCCTCGTCGTGCGCGGCCTGACGCTCTGGCTCCAGGAGAACCGCGACACGCATTCGATCGCAGCCGAACTCGGCATCGACGAAGACGAGGTCTGCAGGATCATCGAACAATCGGAAGGAAGAAGGCCGTGAGAGCAATTGAGGCATTGCAATTTCCTGACGTGAAGCCCGCCGAGATCACATCGGCGCCGCCGGAGATCCGGATGGTCTCTCCCTCCGAGCTTTGGGTGGACGAGTCCTATCAGCGCGGGCTTTCAGATCGTTCCATGCGGCTGATCCGCAAGATCATCGGCGAATGGGATTGGACGGCATTCAAGCCGCCGGTTGTCGTCGAGGTCGATGGAAAACTGCAGGTGATTGACGGCCAGCATACCGCGCTTGGCGCACTCACGCATGGTGGCATCGAGCAGCTGCCGGTGCTCGTCGTGAGGGCGGACAGGCAGGAGCTGCGCGCCAATGCCTTTGTCCGCCATAACCGCGACCGCATTCAGGTCACTCCGACGCAGTTGCACACTGCGATGGTGGCGGCCGGCGACGAGGATGCGCTGACGATCGCGCAGGTCTGCGAGCGTGCCGGCGCTACGATCCTGAAGAATCCGCCGCCGTTCTCCCGATTCAAGCCGGGTGAGACGATGGCGATCAGCACGATTTCTGCAGTCGTCAGCCGCCGCCATGCGGTCGGCGCACGCAAGGTGCTGGAAGTGTGCGTAAAAGGCGGCGCTGCCCCGGTCTCGGCCGCGATGATCCGTGCCGTCGAGCACCTGCTTTTCGCCAAGGAATATGCCGGCGAAATTGAGCCGGAGCGGATTTCGCTGCTGATCTCGTCGCGGTTGTCGACGCTTGAGCAGGATGCGCAGCGGTTCGCAACCGAGCGGAAGATACCGCTTTGGCGCGCATTGGCCTCCGTCATCTACATGAACCGGCGGAAGGCGCGCTGATGGACAGGATCGTTCTCGACCTCCAGCGCGAGGTCACAATTCTCCGTGAACGGGTGCGTCAACTTGAAGAGTTACTGGCGCCGACCACCGTGCCGGTCCCTATCGAATTCGGGCTCACGAGTAGCGAGGCGCGTGTCTTTGCACATCTCGCCACCCGTGACATGGCCACGAAGCAATCCGTCATGCTCGCGCTCTATAGCGACCGTGCCGACGTGGAGCCGGAGACCAAGATCGTCGATGTCTTCGTCTGCAAGATGCGGAAGAAGCTCGCCCGTTTTGGCGTCACGATCGAGACCGTTTGGGGGCAAGGTTATCGGCTGCTGAACCGGCACGAGTTCTGTGCGGGGAAGGCGGCATGAGCGGCGCGGCACTTCCGAAACTCGGACCGAAGGCCCGCGAGATCGTCGATGCGGTGTTGCGGGACGGCCTCTATCGGGCACTGAAAGAGTCCGACACCGCTGTTTGCCGCAATCTGAACAGCCGCCAGTTCCTGGGGCGCGACAAGAAAGATGGAGCGGTCTGGTATCCGACGGCGAAGCTCTGCGAGCTTGCCGGAGTGACGCCACCGGAAATCGGGAAGCGGGGCGAGGGCGGACCCGGCGCGCCGAATCCTCGGGTTCAACCCGAGGAGGGCGCCGATCGCCTCCCTGCGCCGGCCGAGGCGGGATCCGGACGCGCGCTGATCCGTATTCCGCTCGACAGGATTGATGTCGGCTTTCGGCTGCGCCAGGCCGATCCGGAAAAGGTCGCGGCTCTTCAGGCATCCTTCGCCGAGCTTGGGCACCGCACCCCGGTCAGCGTGACGCGGCGGCCGGACGGCGAGTGCTTCCTGCTCTCCGCCGGGCTCCACCGACTCGAGGCGGCGCGGGCGCTCGGCTGGGCCGATATCCTCGCCTTCATCGAAGAGGGCGACGATCTCGATGCGGAGCTATGGGAGATCGACGAAAACCTTTGCCGCGCCGAGCTGACGCCGGCGGACCGGGCGCTCTTCACCTTCCGCCGCAAGGAAATCCACCTAATGCGCCACCCGGAAACGGGGCATGGCGGCGACCGGCGATCAAATGGCCAAGTTGGCCACTTGAACGACGAGGCGGCGAAGAGCTTTGCCTCAGAGACTGCTGCGGCGACCGGGCAATCGGAGCGCGCGATCCGTCGTGACGCCGAGCGCGGGGAGAAAATCAGCGAACGGGCACTGCGGCAGATCCGCGGCACCCGGCACGATACCGGCGTAACTCTCGACCGGCTCAAGGGGCTCACCGAAGAGCAGCAGCTTGCCTATGTGGAGGCGCTGCGCGAGGCGGACAAGCGCGTCGCTGAAGAGGCGAAAGCCATCCGCGACGGCAAGCAGGCACTCTCGCGAAAGATCCGTGGCGCCGTGATCCGCGCCATTGCCGAGCGCGGCACGGTTTCGGCCGGCACAATGCCGCGCGCCGCCTTTCCGATCATCTATGCCGATCCGCCATGGGAGCAGGAGGCCTGGAGTGAGGAGCGGGGACAGGACAGGGGGCTTTCCTATCCGCATATGCCGCTCGACGAGATCAAGTCGCTCTGCGCTGGCGATGCGAGCCCGGCGACGCGCGACGCGCTGCTCTTCCTGTGGGTGACGGCCAACCGGCTCGACGACGGCATCGACGTGCTGCGCGCCTGGGGGTTCGATTACGTCACCTGCCTCGTTTGGGATAAATCGCGAATCGGCATGGGTCGATGGGTGCGGGACCGGCACGAGATCCTCCTCCTCGGAAAACGCGGCAACTTCCCGGCGCCGATCCCTGGTACGCAGAGCGCGTCGGTCCATGCCGAGGTGAAGGGCGAGCACTCGGCCAAGCCCGTCTATTTCGCGGAGATGATCGAGAGGCTCTATCCAGACCTCCCGAAGCTGGAGCTGTTCCAGCGACACGAGAGCCTTTTGGCCGGCGACGTTAGGCTGAACGGCAACTGGACGTTCTGGGGCAACCAGGCGGGCATGACGAAAGGCGAGGAGCAATCCTACGAGGGTTCTCGGGATGGGCGCGCCTGTGTGACAAAGGAAGAACTAGCCGAGTTCAAGGCGCTGGGCGCGGTCGACGGCGGATGCATGGGCGGCGGTCCGCTGCTCGACGAGATGATCGCTCTCGGTCTGGTCTGGCCTTCTAATCCACCGCAATTGACGGTCGGCGGCGCCGCGCGCCTGCGGGAACTGGAAGACAAGGTTAAGCGGGCGTCAGATGGCGACGCTGTAAGATGCGCGAAAGGCGAGGAAGCATGATCAGCATCCTCGCCATTCGACCCTCCGCCGACGTGATGAACGCGTTCGACGCTCCGCCGAAGGATTTGCGCGAAGCGATCGCCTCGGCGCCATTTGCATTCGATCCGGAAGAGATCGGCCAGCGCCTTGCCCGCGGCAGGTCGGCCGACTCAGTCGTCCGTGAGATCGATCGGGTTAGCGGGGGCGCGGCGTGACGCAGTTCCTCCCCATTATCGAAGAACTTGCCGATGCGCCGGACCATGCGGCGCGGGCGCGATGGCTGCTCGAAGTGCCGCTCGCGGTGATCATTCGCGACCAGGTGACGATCCAGCGGCTGCTCTCTGCGGCCGGTTTTCACGAAGGCCTAGGCTACTTCGCAGCCGAGATCGCGGCGCTTTCAGCGACGCGCGGCCGGGACGGGCTCGCGCCGAGCACGATCCGCATGACGCGGGAATACGCCCGCATCGGAATTCAGATCATTGCGCGCGGGGGCGCGGAAGGAGAGAAGTATGCTGCAGCTGGTTGACCGGAGACGGTCGCGCTCGGCGGCCGCCATGAGCGGCAAGATGGATGAGCTGCAGGCGCTGGCCGCCGTCATCCTCTGGAAATCAGGACATTTCGACACGTTCGACCTCGCCGCCGTTCTCGGTGTTGGCGAGGACGCTGTCTGCCGGACGCTGCAGGCGGCGCGGCATTTCAAAAGGGGGTTGGCGTGAGCATTGCCATCATGTCGCAGCTCTTCAAGGCGCATCTCGGCTCGACAAACCGGAAAATGCTGGCTGTGCGCCTGGCTGACTTCGCCGATGACTACGGCAAGGGCATTTGGCCGACCGTTGGCCGTCTTGCCCAGGAGACCGAGCTTTCCGCACGTTCGGTGCAGCGCATCCTCGCCGAGTTCGTCGAAGAGGGGTTGCTTGTCGTCGTCAGGAAGGGCGGCAGCAAGCCGGGAGAGGCGACCCGATATGATTTCAACATGGCTGCCCTCGCACGGTTGAAGGCTTCGAAAACCGCCCTCGACGGGTGTCATGGTGTCACCCATGACACAGTGTCACCCGTGACAGCGGCGACGCCTATGGGTGACACAGACGACGTCGACGGGTGTCACGGTGACACCCAAACCGTAATAGAACCACCAATAGAACCATCAGAGAGAGAGGGTGCGCGCGAAGGCGATTTGAAGGATCAGGACGATCCGGCGAAATTCGGCAAGCGGGTGAAGGCTCTCGAGATGGGAACGGCGAACAATCCGTGGCCGGGTGCGATCGCCTCCTCGACGGCTTGGGCTCTGCAGCAGTTTGAGAAGCTTACGGCTGAAGAGCGTCGGTTGGCTGAGGAGCGGCGCGACGCATACCTTGCCGAGTGCAAGGCGCAGAAAGTCAAGAACGTCGCCCTCGGCGTTTATTTGCGAGACAAGAAATTCTTCGCCATTTCCCCGCTCGCCGGGAAGGTACAAGCGACGAGCACAAAGATCCCGGTTGCTCCGTTCGGGCCGGTATGGGCCGGAATTCGGGTGCTGGCGCTCCTCGATGGGCCAGAACCTGTCGAGATGCCTCTCGGTGTGCGTGATCGTATCAGGCAGACATTCGAAACGCTGATGCGCACCAGCGAAGCGAGGGCACGATCCTACGTCGGCGGAAAAGGGATTTCCGTGGGGTCCGGTGGCGAATTGATCTTTCCGGATGACTTCGACCAAGCAGAGTTGCGGCGCCGCGTCGTCGAGAGCGGCTATCCGCGGGCCAATGATCTGCACGCGCAGGCAAAGAATCGCGATCGCAGTGTTACCGAGGCTCGCTTCGAGGCGCTGGCAGATCTTTGTGAGCCAGTGCCTGTCGGGTCAGAGCTTTTCGAACGCTGGCGGGACTATCACGAGGCCGCCGGCTGGCCGTTCGTTCCAGATCCCGGCTCGATGCGCGTCGTCTACTTCCCGAAGGGCGGACCGGAGAGACTTCACCATTTCGAGACCGCCGCAAGGGCGGCACTGAGACAGGAGCGGAGCAATGATCATGCAGCGTAGGACACTCTCCGGAAGCCCGATCGCGCTGCAAGGACGTGAGCGGCTCTCGGACAGAATTCGGCGAATCACAGCAGCAAACTTGAAGGCAGCATCTATGAAAGTGACGGAAATGAACCCCGAAAATGCCCGTTGGTACTGCCTTCATGTGAAGAGCGGCAAAGAATTTGATGTGGAAAACGCATTGACGGAAGCGAATGTCGAGGCGTTCATGCCGCGAGAAAGGGTTGTTCTAGTGCGCCACGGTCGGAAAATCGAAAGCGACCGCCCCTTCTTTCCGAGCTACCTGTTGGTGCGACTGGTGCCAACTCCGGAAGCGTTTCATGGCCTGCGGTACCAGAAAGACGTACTCGATTTCGTCGGTGGGCCGGCTGGATACCATGTCATCAACGATGCAGATGTAGTTGTTTTTAAACGGCTCTCTGATGGTATTGAGGCGCCCAGAGTAGCAACCGATAAGTCGTTTCGTGATGGGGATCAGGCCGACATCGTGCTTGGGCCGTTCGCCGGATTCAGGTGCGTTGTGACGGCTGTGAAGTGGTGCCGGCAGGCAAAGGCGAGCGTGCGAATTGACGTACAGGGCAGGCCATTCGATATCGAAAGCATGCCTCTTGCGTTTCTCCGGAAGCTATGAGAGTCATTTTGCACGGACGAGCCGGAAGACGTTACCCTCCGATCCCCTAGCCAAGCGCTAGGGCAGAGCAGGCAAGAAGCCTCAGGGACAACGCTCCAGCCCCACGCCCAAACAGCCTCCAGGCGGAGGCACCGACTCAGGGCCAGTGCTACTGCTATGTTTATGTGATGGGCGACCGTGAGGTCGCCTTTCTCCGTTAAGGTTATGGCAGGCCGTTTCGGAGCTTCTGATGTTCGACGCTCAGATCAAAGTCGATCTCCAGCAGTTCAATCGATCCCTGACTGATATCGAGCGGAAGCAGCTTCCCTATGCCCTCATGCTCACGCTGAATGAGACGGCTAAGGGTGGTCGCCTCGAAGTCCAGCGAGAGATGGAAAGGGTCTTTGATCGGCCCACCCCTTACGCAAAGCGGGGCGTCATCTATGACCGGGCATCGCGGCAGAACTTGCGGGCAGCGGTTGTTGTGACCGGCGACCGCACGAAGGGCGGATTGCCTGCAACGGCATTCCTCGGTCCGCAGATCGAAGGTGGCATGCGCACCCATAAGGCCTTCGAGCGGCAGCTCGTCGATCGCGGATTGATGCAACGGAACCTGGTGGCCGTGCCAGCAAAGCGGGCGCCGCTCGATCGCTACGGCAACATGACGCAAGGATTTCTGAACCGCGTCATGGCCGACCTGCAGATCGACTATCGTGGTGCTGGCGCGACCCGTACCCGCACATCATCGTCGCTCAAGCGGAACAAGAACTACAAGAACGCACGGTTCTTCGTGCCGAAGCAGCCTTCGCACCTCTACCCCGGCGTTTACCAGCGCGATCCGGCAACGGATGCCATCCATCCGGTGATCCTGTTCGTGCCTCAGGTCTCGTATCGCATCCGCCTTCGTCTGCGCGAGGTCGTCGAGCGGTATGTGGTCGCCAACGTCCATGATCATTTTGCCGTCGCCTTTCAGCGGGCGGTTCGGACGGCCCGATAGGCCGCTCCGACGGTTCATGGGTCCTTCCTGGCATCCGTCCCCCTGCGGGTATTTGGCACGGCGGAGGTTGTCCAGTCTGAGCGATTTTTTGAAGCCTAAAGTCAGAGCCTAAACTAAAGAGCCGGGCTAAAGAACGAGCGTTCCTAAAGATGAGCCTTGCAGCTGACATCATGACGAAGAGCGCGTTTGCGGC